GGTGACCCCATGACCCCGATCCTTCTCGCCCTAGCCAAAATCAAGCGATGGAATAGCAGGCAGCGGGATTACCGACGCGAGCGCCTTGCACAAGGATATTGCTCCGCCTGTCTGCGAGAGAAGGCGGAGCAGGGATATCTAACGTGCGATGGTTGCTACGCTATAGGTGTCACTTAACGAGCCGCCTCCAACACTGCTGCACGCTTCGGCGTCTCCGCCACAGGCTGACCCGCATACTCACGGATGCCCCAGGCACCGCCCCCACCGGCCGGACCGGTCGCGCTATACAAGACCATTACATCGCCGACCTTAGCCTTCCACGCGGCGATATAATCCTTGTACAGCGTCGCCATCTCGGGTGCACGATTGACCATCTGCACCCGCGCACCTCCGCCGGTGGTAAAGTCCGTGACGTGCTGACCCGCCTCATAGGTGATGAGCCGCTTGCCCTTGGCGCGGACCGCGTCGAGGGTCGTCCACGATTTGGCCAGGATGTCGTCCATGCCCTTGCGCAGCGACGCCATCCGGGCAGGCAGGGCTGCATCGGCCGGCAAGCTATCGGGATAGTTGAAGTATGGCGCGATCGCGATGGCGTCGATGCTTTGCACCAGCGCCGGGTTTGCCAGGTGCTGATCGGTGACCCAAGGGTTTGACGCCTGCGACCCGGCGACGCGAACGAGTGCCTGGGGCTTGTCGGCGAACACCTTCGACCAGATCGCCATCGTCTCGATGACCTTCTGGTCATAGCGTGCGATGTTGGCCTGGAAGCCGTTAGTATGCAGGCCCGCTGCCAGTCCTTCGGCCTGGATCTGGTGCGACAGCGGGAAAGCGTAGTTCCACGGCTCGTTGCCCAACTCGACATAGGCGCGCCGGCCGGCCGGCAGGCTGTCATGGACCAACTTCGCCATGCGGGTGACATAGTCCGCATCCGCGTTCCAGGGGATCGTGAACCACGGGTCGGCATCCACCGCCTTGGCCAAGGCCAGCATATGCTCGATCGCCACGCCGTCGCGCTTGCGGTCGACCTGGTTGATGCTGTTCGGCAGCGTGCGGTTCGCCCAAGTCACCGATGCCGGGTTCTGGTTGGCGGCTGACCAGTCCAGATAGCGGATGACCTTGAACGGCTGGAGGCTGTCGATGATCTGCGGTTCGAACACGGCATCGCGCGGCAGCTTGACGTTGCGGCAATCCAGACCCTTGATCGGGTCGCTGGCGGGCACTTTGGAGATTGAAATCCAGTTGCGCGTATTGCCTTCCGGCGCAGGGCCAGCAGGCCAGTCGAACGTCAGCGTATGATCGCCGCGCGTAATTGTCTTGCGCGAACCGCCGATGTCAACGTTGCCGGTGCCGGTCCAGGTGCAGCGGACTGACGCTGCCTGGCCTGCAAAGATGCCGGCTGGGGGCGTCATGACGATTGCGTAGCTCTTGCCGTCAGGGACTAACAGCGGCATCCCAAGTGTGTCAATCTGATCCGCAGGCACCGGTTGCCACTGGTTATTCGTGTCGACCCAGCCAGCACCGGTCACGATGTTGGCGAAGGTGGCTTCATTCGAATAATAGTCGACGGAGGCGACGTTGATACCAAGGCCGTTCGTGCGGTCGCTGACAGGGACAGGTGTCACCGCCCCCTGCGTCGCACACGCCTTTACCGTACCGACGATGGGATCACCGCCGAACGTGGCATTGTTGCAGGCGAACTTGCCGGACAAGGCCTTGGTAACGAACTTGCCCGCCGCGCCGTAGCGTACCTGCGTATTCGCGGGCACCGTGCACGTGCCGCCCTCCTCGACACAGTTGACCCAACCAGTGACCGGCGGCAGAGCCTTGATACGATCGCGGCGGACCTGCTCGGCCGTTGTGGCTGCTGTCTTGGCCTTGGCGAAGCAATCGGCGTTCGTGATCAGCGCGGTGGCATTGTCGGCTTCCGCCTCGCTGATGTCCGTGGGGCCGCAGCCGGCGATGGTTTGCCCGGAGGCGGGGGCCGCCAGGAAGGCGGCGAGCATGACGCCGGCCACCATGAGGTATCGGTTCATGCTCGCTATTCCTTTAGCTGATGCTGTATTCGGTGATGACGCCGGCATTGATGTAGCCGAAGGTGCTGGTCGTGCCGTTCAATGTTCCGGCCGTCCACGACATGTTGACTGCGCCGCCAGAGGGGCGAACCTTTGCAAAAGTGACGGTCTGCGTGGTGTTATTGGAGGCGTCCAGCGTCTGCACGGCTCCGTTGACGGTGAACTGCGTTGACCGACCCGCGCTGGTACGCGAGGCGAAGAACGTGAAGTCATACGCCTTGGCATCATCGAGGCCAGCAAACACATGGGTTGCGACGCCGCCGCTTTGGCTGAACCAATATCCGATCATCACATTATCGGGATACACGCCGCTGTTGTTACCAGTCGTCGCGCCACCACCGGCCGCACCGCCTGCATTGGGCGTCGCGTCGGTAGCCCCAGGCGACCCAGAGCTGGTAACAACGTCTGTCCAGCCGGTCGCCGCTCCGGTCGACGTGGTCAGTGCGGCCGCTGTCCGGGCATCTCCAATCTTGCGATTGTTCCAGCCAGTTACGTCAGGGTTGGAAGATCCGCCGTAGCTCATCTGAGCATTCTTGCCGGTGGCCGTATAGGTTGTGGTTCCAGGCGTGGGCGTGGGCGTTGGGGTGGGAGTCGGCGTAGGCGTAGGCGTAGGCGTTGGAGTGCTCCCGCCCGGAGCGGCGACAGCCACGGGGCCGGCAAGCGTCGGCTGCAACTGCCGCCCTGTGGGCAGACCATCAGCCGTATAGGTATCGTAGATCATGTCCGACGCCGCAGCCGAGCTCGACGGGTCGGGGTGGCGCAGCCAATACACATCCAGTGCCTGCGAAGACCCCGGATCGGCCGATAGCGTCACGCTGACCGCCGTACCGCTTGCGGATACGCTAGCGATGGCGAGCGCAGTAGTGGAGGTGCCAGACGCGTAAATCGAGAACCGATTTCCGGCAGTGCCCAGCGTCGTGACTGCGGCGGAAGTGGTCAGCGCAATCACTGCGCCCGACCGCGAACCGGAAACGATGGTCGGGCCATTATCGGTCGCTGCCGTGGTCGCACGATGCACATGGCGGGCCAGTGTGATGCTGCCACGCTGGCCTTGGTGAACCGCATCCTCCAGCACGATGTCATGCGGCTCAAGATAGGTGGCGTTGTTGCTCGCAGACCAGTCCGATGCCGCCTTGCGGATTGTCTGGACCGATGCAGTGGTGCCGGCACCGCCAGACGTGCGGGTTGCCATCGCTGTGACATACCGTTCGAAAGACGTGCCCCGTGCGGCATTGCGAGCCGGCAAATCTCCGAAGATGCCGCTAAGACCGGACTGATACGTAGCGGCGCTGGTGTTCGCGCCGGCATCGTCGCCACCCTGGTGCCAATAGAAAGCTTCGAACCCGCCAGCAGCCTCAAGAACGGCACGCAAATCGGTATAATTCTGCCCACCGGGCTGCCAAGCTGCGATAGCCGTGGCACCTACAGCGTGACCGATGAGGCCGCAGTTAACGCCACGGTCAGCGACCTGCCGGCGCAGGAGCTCGGAAACGAAGGTGCTGTCGTAATTAGAAGCATCGGCAGGGACCGCCCAAACGGGCGTCGTCACGCTGCGAGCGCTGTCCGTGTAGCGCGCAAACACCGCACTGTTTGGATCGATCGCCACGCTGAGAGACGCGTTCGTGCCGCTATACGAAGGCATCTTACCGATTTGGCGAACGGCCTGCGACTGACCAGACAGGGCGATCAGGCGGCCCATGCCGACAAGCACCGTGCCGTTCTTCCACGTCGAGCCATCGCCCGAGAGATCGAGATAAAACCAGCCCTTGCGAGCGTCGACATTGGCGACCTGAATGGTTTGCGCACCGGTCGCGGTGGTGGATGCAAGCGCATATGGCTGTTGCAAAATCGTCGAACCATCGTCGGACCTAATGCGAGCAAAGATCTGACCAGGCGTGGTGACATTGATAGGAACAGAGATGCTGCCTGCCCCCTTGCCTTGACCGCCGCCAGTCGTAGTTTGGCGCTGATAGATGCGATTTGCATCTGTGAGCTGGGACATCGTGAAGCTGGAAGCGTTGCTAACAGTAGCCGCCGCCACCGTGATCGTGGCGCTGCTTTGAAGCGCCGAACCATCATCGCCGGTGATGTCCGTGACATAGCGGTGATCGCCAGTCGCAGTGGGAGTGTATGTCTTGTTCGTCGTCAGGGTCGTCGTGCCGAGCAACCACCGCCGCGCCGTGACAGAGCCATACGCCACCACCGGATCGACGCCCGTCAGCAACTCGCCAACCTGCGGCGTACCGTCGCTGGAGATGGCGGCGGGAGTGGTGATGGACGGTGCGGGCGTAGGGCCAGGCGTGGGCGTAGGCGTAACCGTGCCACCCTCCAGCGCGGCGAGCCGCGTTTCCCGGCTTTGATCGCGGGCCGTCATATAGGCCACGAACTCAGCGACGTTGGTGATTTCCGGCGGCAAAGACATATCAGGCGGCCTCTAGCTGATCGAGACGTGCGTCCTGCTCGTCTGCGGTGTTGGTAAGCAACTCAAACGAAGCGGGCGCACCAGCAACCGCCGTGATGGAAAGCGTAGACGTAATCGTGGTGTTGAGCAACGTGGGCAACTGTCCGCCGTTCAGCAGGATCAGCACCTGATCAATTTTGGTGATCAACTCACTGATCGTCAGAGCCTGTTCCGACTCCACGAACGCCAGCCGCTGATTGACCCCCGTCAGCTTTTCAGCCAGCAGGAACAGCGCGTTATCATTCGGCTGTGGTTCCGCGAATGTGACGATGTTCCTGCGCATGGTCTTACACCCCCGGCTTCTTGGCTTCGGTCTTGATGGCCTTTACGACCGGCGCGATCGCGGTGACGGCGCTGACGACCAGCGAAGGGTTGGCCTTGATGGCCTTGATGGCGGCGTTAAGTAGCTTGCCGATGTTCATGATGTGTCTCCGTGGCCCGAAAGCGGTTAAACAGGCAATCCCTTGTACATCCGCGCTTCTGCGGCGCGTCTCTTAATCAATCCCGGCATCACCTTGCCGTTGCCTTTGTTCCATACCGCAAACTGCGCCGCTGCGCCATCATAGTCGCCAGCGTTATGCTTTTTGAGTAGGGTGGAGGATGCAAGGTTGCCCTCACCGACATTGAAGGCAAACGACACCAGTGCGTCAAATTCATCTTGATTGGTCTTGGGAGCCAAGCGGTTAACTGCCGCTTCGAAACGCGACAGATCCTTGTGCAGCAGTTCATCGGCCTTGGAGGCCGTAATGGTCATGCCCTCGCGCACTTCTGGCCCTGTGTGGCCGACGCCAATCGTCCAAGGGTCGCCGCCGGTTGCAGGGTCCGGATATGCCGTCAGGCGCACGCCCTCGAACTCCTTCAGCGACGCGATGCCTTGCTCGCTCATACGGCGGCCATTGTCACGGGCAATGCCGAAGCGGTCAGCTAGATCGTCGATCATGGTCACCATTGCGGGCGTGAAGCGTTGATGTGGCGCAAAGGGGCGGATAGCATCGAACAGAGCATTCCTCTGGTTCACAACAGCCCCCTCCCTTCCAGATACTCCCGCGACTGCTTAACCTGCCTCTCGTTGGCCATCGCGTGCCGTCGATCCCGCCAGGTGCGGCCGACAAGGAACATGATGGCCCCGAACGTCAGGATAGACACCGACCAGCCTTCAAACGGGTTGTTATACTTATACATGATGACCGGCAGCGTCAGGAACGACCCCGCGCCCATCATGCCCAGCCCAACACGCTCCATGACATTGGCCATTTCCCGAAATTGCGCCAGCTTGTAGATGACCAGAAGCGTCAGGATCGAACGCCCGATCACGTTTGCGATATCGAACACGGTCATGCCTTGTCCTCCCCGCCGATTGCTTCGATCATCTTTTTGAACCGGCGAATAACGAGCGGCATGAGGCTGTTCCAGGCTGTGCCCCCGATATAGACGGAGGCGCAAATGCCGCGAAGATTGTTTTCATCAATGCCGAACCAATCAGCGGCGGCATAGGGTACGAAAATAACCGCGAATGCGAAACCGACGAAAACCGTAAGCATGATATCCGTCCAGCTCATCTCCTTGTATTTCATGTTGGCAAGGGCGGTGATCGATCCCGCCATCGCCGACATGGCAATCCAGACGTGCTTTAGGTCATGCTGCTCAATCATTCCGCTGCCTCGCGCGCTGAAAAAGCCTTAGTGCTTGTGCCGGCAGGCCCGCCCATACGACGAATATCACGCCAGCAATCAGACAAACGATCGGCACAGCCTTCACCCCCTACAAGGAACAACACCGCAAGCTGCACGATCAAACAAGCGTCCAGGACTGCGCTATACTGTATATATTCCAAGCTGTTAGCCCAAGCAACGGAAAGCATAGCCAACATGGACATATGCAGCGACCAGATGATGGGTGACCACCAGACATGCCGCCCTGCGTATCCTATGATAAAGATCGATGCTAAATCTGTCAGCGCCCACGCATCTTCGTGGCCAACCGGCAGTCCTGCGACCTTCAGCAAATGTGCTATGGATAGCGGATTGTAGACCCACGGCATCACGAACAATGCCCAGTTGCCCAACACCGTCCAGCCGGCCACCTTGGCAAACGCGCGGTCCTCACGCGAATGCGCCGCCACCACAAGGGCAGCGACGCAAAGCAGGCCAAAGGTGACCAGCTTACACATTACTTCGGATCAGGCTTCGTCGGCGGCGGCGGATTGGTGTTGCTGCCACCACCGCTATCATCCTGCGTGGTGAAGCCGCCATCCTCGATCGGCGTGCAATCGTCGTCTTTCTTCGGCTTTTCGTGGCCCTTCGTCACTTGCTTTTCTCCTTCGCTGGGTAGCGCCAGCACGCATTCCTGGATGGGAAACTGGATCACGATTTCACCTTAGATGCCAGCATTTCGCTATCGGTCCACGTCTCATTTGTAAAAGACCCGGACCATAGCTCGGCACGCATAAAACGGCCGTAAAGATGCTCGCTGTTATACTGAGCCCGTGCATCCTCCAAGGCGTCATACGGGATTTGCGTTCGATACATCGTGCCGCGAGTATCAAAAACTTTGACAACGTACTTCATGGCTTATCCCATCGGCGGCACGCCGCCGCGTGCGTTGAAGTTCTGAGACACATCGAACAGCCCGGCAGGCCCTTGCGATGTAGCAGTGGCGATAGGGCCTTCCGTCATGTTGCCCCGCACCGTGAAGGCAGCAGGAAGGCCACCACGCCCTGCCGACACGACACGGATGCCGGCTTGGCTGTTGTCATCCAGCGGGATGCGCATGGAGTTGTTGACGATCAGGTGATCAGGAACGGAGTTCGGATCGCCAGCCGTGGCATAGTAACCCACTGACCCGGCAGGCTGAGCCACCTCACTGTAGATTGAACAGCCTGACACCTTAGCCATCGGCGCGGCAAAATTCCCACCTCCCTGCGTCTCCCGTACCGAGATGACATTAAAGGCGGCCGCAGCCTTGTAAGGCAGCCGCACATCAGCGCGGATTGCTGCCTGGTTGGAACCGCTAATATCAATTATGGCGTTAACGACAGTGCAGCCATCAAGCGTGTACGACCGGACAGGTCCCGAATTGGTGTCAATCCGCCCCGGTCCTGTCGTATCAAAACAGGTGAATGAGCAGCCTTGATACGTCACATCGAGATTAAGCGCGGTAATCTGGCTGGCGTTGTATACACGTGCCAGCAGATAGTTCTTATCCGTCACTTCCGCAGTGCAGTTTTCAAAACGCACGTTCTTGTTATAGTTGAAAATGGTAAGGCAGCCATTATGGCCATCGCGCGCCTTGCAGTTCTTGAAAGTGACGTTGATGCCACCCTCGCAGTCAAGTGCCACATCCTGCGCGCCGTATACCTCGACATTCTGCACCAGCATGTTCTGGCCCATTGAGCCCCAATAGCCGGCTACGAGGTCGCGGCCGATACAACCATCCACGGTCCAGTTCTGCGCCTTGCGGACATTGGTTAGCGCGCCCTGCTGTGAAGGATCGCTGTCACCGCCCCACCACTGCACACCAGCATAATATCGGCTATGCGTGCCGCCCCGCACCTGCACGTCGTAGCAAAACCGCCCTTGCAGTCCCACGCCAACCAGGCTTTGCTGACGCATCTGGCCGTCGCAATCGAAGATGCGTAGCCGCTGGCAGACGTTCACGTCGGACGCAGCATAATTACCGCCACTCGGCTTAGGGCTGCCTACCATGTCCGGCGTGACGACAAGGTTATAGTCGCTCACTGCCGACAACGCGGTGTCGAAATAGGCGATCGAGCAATCGGTAGCGTCAAATCCAGACACCTGCACATCATTCACTGCATATCCGGTGACAGCATGCAGGAAAGCCATGGCGCTAGGAGCAGAGAAGAAAGCGCGGCCGCCACGCGATGCGTTGACGACAATCTGGTTTTGCCCCGAAGCGATCCGGAAAAATCCCTTGGGCGCTTGCTGCGTTGGAACGGATCCAAGCCACTTGATCTGTACTCCAGGCTGGAGCGTAATCTTGCGCCCGGCAGGCACCACCAGCTCGTCGCTAATGGCATAGGACCGCGCCAGAAATTCGCAGTCCCCCGCATCGATCATGGCCTGCAAAGCCGCGCGGTTGTCGGTCATGCCGTTGCTATCGGCAGCTACAACGAATTGCCCGCTATGACGACGGGTGTCGGAGAGTGCGATAGCAACGGTCTGCTGCTGAGCGCCTGTGTCAGGACTTTGAAACCCGACCAAGGCTGAGCCACCCGGGGCCATAACCTCTTCTAGTCCCCGCCCTGCCGGCCCACGGGGCCCGACATATTCAGGAGGCGTGCCAATCGTGGCTTCGCCTCGGGCAATCTCAATCCCGCCTTGACGCGCGGAGAAACGGTACACGCCGTCATCCGCCGCAAAGGCAAAAACGCCAAAATTATCGGTGATCGTCGGGTTCGGACTGGACGTGAAGGCAAGAGCGCCCTCCCTGTCCAACAAATAGACCATCGCCCCTTCTACCGGGCGATTGTACCCGGAGTCGTCGACAACCTGTTCGCTAAATCTAGGCACTGCGCGAACCCCCGCTGTAATAGTTAGATACCGTAGCAATCACGCTTGCCGTTGTCACCACGCCCTTGGCGTCTGTAACCGAGCATGTAAAAGTTTCGGTTTTTTCATCGCCGGGCGTGACCAATGCGCTGAAACTGGCATATCCGCCGCTGCTGTTCACCGTCCAATCGCTGGGGTTATCCCATGCGTAAGCGTATGGCGGTGATCCACCAGTTGGCGTGACAGTCGAACCATTGGTCGAGACGCGAGCGATACGACTGCTGGCAACCGAACCGTAAACGCTACTAGGAGATGCAGAAGCAGAAAACGAACCGCCACCGCCTCCACCGCCACCACCGCCTTGCGCCGTGCCGCAATCGACCAACCCGCCGCTAGTTCGAAACTGTGGGTCTACCTGCACAAGCCCCCCAGCCGTGCGCATGAACATGTCGCACGAAACCAAGCCGCCAGATGTGCGGAACTCAGCCACGCGGCTTGAACCAGATATCGCCGGGCTGTTGCGTCGGGTCCGTGGTATTTTCCGGACCGAACAAGCGTACGGTTTGATACGTCCCCGCAGCGGCATAGGCCAGACCGCCAGCGTCCTGCCGCGTCACATTGCCTGTGACAGCGCCACCTGCGATAGGCAGCGGATTGGGGATGCCCGTGGCGGTGCGCAAATCGGCCTGATTTGCCAGCTTGAGCAGCCCGCGCCCATACTCGCTTGTGCCGCCCGCTGCGATTGCGCTTAAGTCATCGTCCAGCGGTTGGAAGTCCGCTTCGGACGTGAATGACGTTGGATCATATCGCAGCAACTGCCGGTCCGCATCAAGCACCCGCAACGAGAAATCCGCTTCCTTCAGGAACACCTGCGTCGGTGTCGCGCCATTGACGATCGATCCGCCCAAAGTACGCAGCGGCTGTGCCGCCGGGATGGTGTAGGCCGCATCAAAATACACCTGCACCGGCTGCGATTGCGGGTCTGCGCTGGCAACGCCCACATACAGATAACCGCCATCCAGAAGCGTGCCGTCCGCATCCAGAAAGATGGGCAGGGGATTGGTCAGGCGGGTCATTGATCGTTCCTGTTCTGCGGCGTGGTGCGCGTCAAGTTGATACCGGTAGGCACCAGCCGGCCACTCGTTCCGCTGTCGATATATTCACGGACGAAATCCCGTGCCTGCTCGTCCAAGCGGCGGCTTGTCTCCGCGCGACCGTCATAGGACGTGATGCCCTCCAGCGTGCGCCGCGTGGCTGCAATTTCTTTGCCCTTGGCGGCAAGCCCGGCAAAAGCGTTCACCGCACCTCCAACGCCGGGGATCGCGCCTGCAAACCGAAGAGTGCCCTGTCGCAGATAGTTGATGATCTTCGTCGCCGTACCGCTGGGGTTGGTTGTCCCACTGATCGGGATAGTGGCGGTGCCGATGATACGGCGCAGCTTCATCAGTCCGTTGAACTCTTCCGCGTCCAGTAGCTCACGCAGCTTGTCGACGCCGAACGTCTCAATGGCGCTGTTCAGCTTGGCTCCCGACACCACATCGCCGATCTGGCCGCCACCGTGATTGATGTTGCGGCTGATCGCTTTATCGAAGATATCCGCCAACCCCTGGTGCTGGATCGCGCGCCATGCCGTTTGCGACGTGGGGTGGTTGCTCGACAGCAACAGTGACTTGACGCGGCGAAGGTTGGTCACGCCTTCCTTGCCTTTACCAATGACCTCAGCAATACCGCGCTCCGGCAGCATAACATCAGTTTGCGTACCCTTTTTGACCGCGATCAGGTTCTCGACAATGTCTTTGGCGTTGAATGTCTGCCGCTGCGTGCGGTGGGCATCGCGTGCCACACGGTAAGCATCGCCAATACCACCCTCGCGGGTTGCTGCGTTCTCGATAGCTGCTTCTAACGCGTCATCGATAGCGGGCTTGATAGCCTGCGATGCCCGCGTAGGATCACTCAGATACAGCCTATTGATGGCCTTGCGCATAGCATCAGCAGATGACGCGGTAAGCTCTTTGACCGGCCCACGGAACGACACAGCGGA